GGTTAATTGCCCTTCTCTGTAATAAACTTCTTTGCCTTTTAGACAATGGTGTTTCCATACCAAAAGAAGCCATATAAGCAGGAGATAGTTTTGGCACTTGTTGTTTAGACATTAACATTTCTCCATTTTCCTGACGCATTACATATTCATCAGGAGGCAATACCGGCATTACGCGCCTATCATTTGACATACCCATTAAACCATTACCCTGTACCGGTGGCTCTCTATATTCCAATTGTTCAACTTGACCACCCTGCTGCATACCGGGATATTTACCCATACTTTTTTCAAAACTAGCCATCCTCGCATCTCTAACACCTTCTCCACCAGCTTGATGATACTTCTGCCAAAAATCTGCCAAATCCATTTCCCCTGATTCAACCTTACCCATGTTTGCTTGGGGATGCTGCATCATATTACCAACAAACAACATATCCTGCTGTTTTCTTGTAAGTCCTGATACATCACCTTTACCAGATTTATTAAATGATTCAAGCCATTTCGGGACTTTCATATCATAGCTTCCTAACTGGGTTGCTAATCTATTTCCAGCAGTAGCGCCGCCTTGGCCAGCTCCTCTCTCAAATTGATAAACTCCTCTACCCGGACCGCCACCGTATTGTGCTAAATCTGTTTTTCCTGTACCTGCTGATTCATGGAACGCTACCCTATTCATAATATCCCGTATTCCAGCTCTTGTAACATCCTCTCTCTCACCAGCTATCCTGCTAATAAAATTTTCTAGACCCATACCAACCTCTCCACCCTCTTGATAACCGGGACCAGATACTTGCCATTCGCCCGGATATTCAGGACCGGATATTTGCCAGTTCCGCTGAGGTGTTTCTGGTACAGCGGAAAATTCTCGACCACCTCTACCTTGAATACTTGGGGCAAATTCTCCACGTGCTGCGCCAGCTTCAATTCCTTGATAATAATCTTGAAGTCCTCTCTCTCCTTTAGATGCTAACGATTCAACAAATCTGTTCATTGTAAACTCCTCCAGCCCCGGGACATCAGCATATCTATTCATAGTAAATTCGCTTAAATCTGGAATTGGATAACCTGCTGGTCCACCGACTCGGTTGCCACGCACCTCTCCACCCTCTTGAAAATGCGGGGGTTTAGCGTTTTGTAAAGAGTTGGCTACTGTAGCGGAAGCAATCAGGCTATCAATAGCGCTGTGAGCTCCGCCAGCATCATTTAATACTTCGAGGTTATCAACACCAAGGGCATTGACTGCCTTTCTATTTATTACGAATTCGCCGGGCTCTAACATGGCTGGCACCACATCACCCATAGCCTGTCTACGGAAATTAGGCAGGTTTGGCATTAGATTGTATTATTGTACATTTGTCAAAAGCGAGGAATTGTAGTTAAACTACATCAAATAATATTACCACATAATATTATATAGATGCAAGTCTTTTTTAAATTATTTTAATAACGGGCTCCGGTTAACCAGTTGTATAGTTTTTTATCGGTACTTTTCTTTGTCTTTCTTTTATGACTTTTAAAGTCATCGGTTGACATTTTGGTTGACTTCGGGGCTCTGGCAAAATAGTCAGCATAATAAAGAGCATCCATGAGGTCATCGTTACGAGGCTTGGGGTGTTCAAAGAATTCATCCACTAATTCAGTCATTTCTCTTTTTATGTAAAGCTTCTTACTGTTTACTATCGGCCCTAGTGTTGTTTCAAGCCTATCTTCCTTCTTTATCCTAGCCGGCGGCTTGACACCTTTAAATAATCCGGGGGTTAATCTCTTTTCATTGGCAGACATGCGGGTAACCATATCCCTGACCATCTCCTGTGCCGCAACTGTTTCTATGGTTACGCGCCTTACAGGGGCATACTTCTTGGCGATATCCACTATTTTCTGAGGAACATCGAATGTCGGTATGCGTTCCCTGAAATATTCCAGCACATAACGGTTACTGCTTGAATCTATACCCATAACCATTATAACCTGATAATCAGATGTAGCTGTAGCTGTGGCTGCCAAGTCAACACCAATGTAAATATTAATGGGGGTTATAGTTTCATTATCTACAATGTAATTAAAACCGTTCATTAGCTTACGCTCTCCATTGTAATGCTGAATACGGTCAATCTTAAAAGCAGCGTTAGTTATATCCCGAGCGTCATTCATATACTCCTGAGCAAACTTATTCACTAAACCAGCTTCAATAAACTCCCGTTTCTTGTTTTTAAGCTTTTTAAGTGAAAACTGCTCGGGCCAAACGGACTTGCCCTCTTCTATAGCCCTGTGGAATATAACGTCCCAAGGATATGAACGCTTATTTTCCATGGCTTTCTTATACCCATCATAAGTCATCTGTAGAAAACTGTCATAATGGACAATAGTACCGGCTAACCATATCCAGCCTTCATTGCCCGGAGTTTCCTCAAGGGCGGGATATATTGTAGAAACCACCCACTTTTTGATTTCCCGGCGGCGTTCAGGGGTTTTAGTGTTTAATTCAGATTCAAAGTCATCAAGGATGATACCGGTATAACGCACATCTACCTCGGCCCTTCCTCGAAGTCTCTGGCTGGTACCTTTGGCAATTACCCGGTCACCCTTGGGTGTTACTAAATCCTTCTCCGTCCAACGCTTTCCGAAGCTGCCGCCATCCATATTACCAAAATAGTACTTTATCATTTTATTATCCTCAAAATGACTGCGCAGGTACTTCAGGTGGTCGATAGCCTGTCCCTGTTCTTCTGATACCCACGCTATGAAATTCTGGCTGTCATCGGGAGAAAAACATAATTTATGCAGAATAGCAGCTTTGGAGAGTATTGATTTCCCAAAACCACGGGGGAGGATGATGCAGATACGCTGTCCGGGTTTAGTTGATATGAGCTTTTTGGATACTAGATAGTGACAATCGGGAGTAGATGATTTAAGTAAAAAATCGCGAGGCAGGAAAGCTCGGCCAAAGAAAACTAAATCTTTGTATGACTTGGCTAGGATATCATCCCGCCTCGCCATTTCTTCAGGAGCTGGTATTATATTGAAGCTCTCTAGCTCTTTTTCGGGCTTTATAAGCTTCTCTTTTTCTTTTTTTATTTTCTTCGGCAAGTCGTCTTTTTAACCTTTTCCTATCTTTCGCCTTACTATTTGGCATTCTTTGATAGATTGCTAATTGAAGCGTATGATATCAGCCTGTCAATAGCTGAATGTGCGTTCTCCACTATCCCACTACTGTCAAAAGGGATACTGACACCAACATTCCAATAATCAGTCGGGCGGCCAAGGTTCTTATAACTGCCACCTATACCATATTTTCCAAGAGGTAACTCAAACCTACCCCGTTCAAACGCAGATAAGCGGTTTCCCGGGGCAAGTTTCAAACCCATTAATCCATATAAGCCCTTCGCGAGATTTGTAGCGTTGGTATCTTTGGGACGTTGCTCGATGGCACCAACGGAAAACCGTGTACTTGGGTCTGGATATCCGCGGAATGGTATTCTAGGTTTAATGTTTGAAGGCATAAGCTATGATTTTCTAAGTCTGCCTTTTCCACGGCGTTTAATGCCCAGTAATTTATTGGTAGACCGTTTTAAGTCCCGGGCGGTATCCCTGCCCACTAAAACGGTGGTTACTATGTTTACAGCCTTGTTAAACTTACGTAATCCTATCATTTTTTTATTTTCCTTTACGTTTGCGTTTATAGCCCCTCATGGACAAGTCTTAAAACCCTTGAACTAATTCGGCAGGAGTGTTTTGATTTTAATGGTATATAAACACCCACCCCAGTAATACGAACAAGGATATTCCCAGTAGTTATTAACTTTTGCTATTACCATCTTTAGGCGCTTCTATCATACCCGTTTCTAAACCCTTCAGCTGTTCTTTCGAAAAACCGGTGAATTCCTGAAACATGGCAATTGTATCCGTTTTCTTCTCGGTTGATAATAAACCGGCTATCTTCATCAATGTCTCAATAGCACGAAGCTTGTCAGAATCGCGAGAACCGGTCTTATCAACGATTGTCTTCGCCGCTTCCAGTAAATATACCTTGGTAATGCCAATATCATCCAGAAGTAACTCAATCTCTTTGTTTATCAATGTTCTTATCCTCTTTTGTCTTAAAAATAGCTTTGAACGCTTTATAGCGTAATCCTTGGAGTTCGTGGGAAACGCGCGCATGTATGCCTGCGGCGGTTCCATGCCGCTGGCAACAAGCTTTGCGAACATGCGTTCACGGTGAGTAAGATACTGCTTGTTACCCCTCCCACCTCCAAATGTGTAAATGTTCTTCGGCGGGCCACCTTCTAACTTGTAATCCTTGGTAACATAGTATGTTCCAAGTAAAGTCCGCACATATGGCGTCTTTTTATTGTATTGAGTACTCTTTATTACCGCCCGCTTTAAAATACCTAATACCTGTCCATCATCTGTTAAAGCCCAATCCCCCTCTTTAGCACTCCGCCAATCTGAACAAACACTGCCAGCACCCTCATGCTCCTTGAATTCGTCAATATTATTGTATATCCGGTGCTCTGTATCCTTTATCGTCTTTGTATACAAATTAGGCCACTCCGCCTATAGGTAGAAAATCAAGATAAGTTAATAAATCCGGGGACTCAATATCATCAACTAACATCAATATCTCGGATATGAATACAAAATCGCCGGTATCTCTGAACTTCTCAGCTAAAACCTTTAATAACTCAATCTGGTCTCCAAGTGTGAACCCTATATCATCTAAATAGTAATCCATACCCCTAAATTAATATAAAAGTATAATACGATTCAATCCCTATTATTAAAAATAAATTATATTTTACTTGACAAATAAACTATACTATAATAAATTCAACCGCCCGAAAGGGCGATAATATAATAATTACTATCTATTACTATAGTATTACTATATTACTATTATAGTACTATATTAATATATTACTACTATATTACTATTCCACATACTATACTATATTACTACTATACTACTATATTACTATAGTATAATATATTACCCGCGATAAAAAAAAGAAGCAAATCCTGAAAAAATTGAAAATAATATATAATTATGGGTGCGTCTCTTTTATTTATATGGTATCCCCCCCTATAGCCAATTCAGGTTGAGTTTTCTAGGTTGAAAAAGTGGTTCCCAGTTGGCGCAGGTTGAGCGGTTGAGCAATTGGACAGCCCTCAAATGCTGTCTCAATTGCGCTCTCATTCTATTATTTTTCGACGGTAGGGAACTTTTACAGATTCCATTCGTATCAAATAACATAGTTATTTGACAATGTATATCATTCGGGTGGTGGGTAGTTCCACCGCTCGAATATTGAGGGCGTCCCGAGGGACAGCGCCCGATAACTCCTGTATTAACAGGGGCAGACGATTGAACCTACTAACC